ACAAGTCCTCGGGAACCGCAATTTGCCCCAAACAAGAGATTGGGCAAATTACAAACCTGAGTGATAGACCTGAGTGATAGGGGGGAGGGGAACCTACCCTTTGGCTTGGCCGACCTCCCAGGCAGTATTGTACATATTTTTTCGCGCCAAAATTCAAAAAAGGAGAATAAACATGGAATTGAAAGGTAAAGCATATCTCCGTAGGAAGTTAGACGGATATCGCACTGGAGTTCAAACGCGATATAAGTACTATTCTATGGAAAAATTTGATAATACAGACGGAGTTACTATTCCTGCTCAAATTAGGGATAAGTATAAGGCTGTACTGGGATGGGCAACAAAAGCTGTAGACAGCTTAGCCGACAGATTGATTTTCAGGGAATTTGCGAACGATAATTTTAACATCAACGACATCTTCCAGTATAACAATCCAGATATCTTTTTCGATTCAGCGATTTTATCCGCATTAATTGGGTCATGTTGCTTTATCTACGTTTCTAAGGACGAAGAGGGAATGCCTAGATTACAAGTGATTGAGGCAAGTAATGCAACAGGGATTATAGATCCAATTACTAATTTGTTAACGGAAGGATACGCTGTACTCAAACGAGATGATTATGAGAAACCGTTGCTAGAAGCGTATTTCACTCCAAACGAGACGATATTTTATCCAAAAGGAGAAGAGCCGTACTTAATCGAAAATCTAACAGGAATTCCATTATTAGTGCCTATTATTCATAGACCTGATGCAAGTAGACCGTTTGGACGCTCGCGCATTACTAAATCTGGAATTTCTTATCAAAAAACAGCTCAGAGAACAATTGAGCGTTCAGAGATTACTGCTGAATTTTACTCATTCCCTCAAAAATATGCTCTAGGTGTTAGCCAAGACGCAGAATCGATAGAAAGCCTAAAAGCAACTATTTCAAGCTTTATTATGTTCACAAAGGACGATGATGGTGATAAACCGTCTGTTGGACAGTTTACTACTGCAAGCATGACTCCGTTCGTTGAGCAATTAAAAATGGCGGCTTCTGGATTTGCAGGAGAAACGGGATTAACTATGGATGACTTAGGATTTTCTTCTGATAATCCATCTAGTGTTGAGGCCATTAAAGCAAGTCATGAGAACTTAAGGCTCGCTGGGAAGGCTGCACATCGTTCTATTGGGTCTGGTTTGCTAAATGTAGCTTATGTAGCGGTTTGCTTGCGTGATGATTTCAGATACATGCGTAAGGAATTTATGAAAGCAGAAGTTAAATGGGAACCATTATTTGAAGCAGACGCATCCACATTAACTATGCTTGGTGACGGTGCAATTAAAGTAAACCAGGTACTACCAGGATATATCACAGCAGAAACAATTCGCGATTTGACTGGTATCAAAGGAAATATGGAAGCAAAACCAGTTCAAGAAACACAAGAGCAAAAAGTGAAAGTTACTGATGACGCTTCTGACAAGCAAAAGAATAGGATTATTTCAACTTATGAAATAACTTCACTATTAAGCAATTACCAGAAAGGTGTACTTTCAAAAGAAAATGGTATAGCATTGCTCGCTTCAACAGGAATGAGTGAAAAAGAAGCTGAATCCATGTTGAATAATACTAAGGTTGAAGGTAAAGACAATGAATAATTATGATATTTCGTATGAATATGACATTGTACCTGAACTTCTTGATAAAATTAAAGCAGATTTTTTTGGCAAAGCTGAAAAGAGCGCTGAATTAGAGAGATTACTAATTCTTGTTAGAAGTGGTAAAGCTGATTTTATAGACGCTCACGAATTTGCGACTAAATTAGGACAAATTCTATCTGAGGCACTTCAAACTAATATTAGGGGCTCGATTCTTCCTGATGGAAAGATGCATTTTAACATCGCTAGTCGTATTTTGAATGAAACGTTAGATACTAACCACAAGATGGTAAGTACATACGCTAAGCAGGTTCAAGAGATTTTAAACAAGGAGGCTGGTATTGGGTTGAAATCCATCCAGACTCCAATAAACCAAGAAAGAATTAATGGACTAGTAAATCGATTGTCATACGAGGAAAAGTTCGACGATGTGTCATGGATTCTTAAAGAACCTATCGTTAACTTTAGTCAAAACATTGTAGATAATCACATCAAAGTAAACGCAAATTTCCATTTTAAATCTGGATTAAAACCAAAGATTGTTCGAACAACTGACGGTAATTGTTGCGCTTGGTGTAGTAAATTAGCTGGTGTTTACACGTATCCGGGTGTTAACAAGGATGTGTTTAGACGGCATGATAGATGCACTTGCACATTGGACTATCATCCAGGAGATGGAAAAAAGCAAAACGTGTGGAGCAAAAAATGGAGTTCGGAGGACGAAGCGGTTCAGACTCGACAAAGAATTGAAGGATATAAATTACAAGAGATAAAAGACGCTTTGAGCAAAATTGATTTAAATAAAGCAACATCGAATGATATAATTGAAATAGGAAAACAAGTTTCAAATCATTTCGATATCGTTAATCATATCGGCGATAAAGATAAACTGAAATCGATTTTTTCAAATTTTAGAGAGATGGGCGGTTCAGTTTCTAACGATTCTTGGGCGAAAGGTTCTTCAAAAGTCGTTAAAGATGGGTTAGAGGAAGCTTTTTCATATTATCCAAAAGAATGGTCGAAAATCCCTGAAAATCATAATAGAAAAATATTAGCAAGAAAATCCGGACGTGGCTTTTTTATTCGAGGGGCGGTTAATTCAAAAGGAAATGCGTATGACACAAAATACCTTGACTATAAAGATGGATATTTAACCATAGCCACAGAGGGAACAAGAAAAGTTACTCCATATCATGAAATAGGACATTTGATTGAATGGGCAAATCCTAATGTATTACGAATTGAAAAAGAATGGGTTAATAACCGTACTGCTGGAGAGCAACCTATCAGTTTAAAAAAGATTTTTCCGAATTTTAATTATAGAACAACAGAAGTAACAAAAAAAGATAGTTTCATTTCTCCTTATATTGGGAAGGAATATCCCAACGCAACAGAAGTATTAAGTATGGGATTACAAGGACTATTTGAACCTTCGGAAAAGTTTCTTCAGTCAATCGATTTTGCAACAAATGAGAGGGTATTAAAAACAATAAAAGATGATTTAGATTTTTTACATTTGACAGTAGGCTTGATATTGAAAGGATAGAAATATGTATAACAATGTGTATGATCGTTTAAAATATTTTTCAGAGGAACTTGTGAAACGCTATGAAAAACAATTCAACGTTTCTTTAGAAGATGCTATTTTTTTTAATCCTGTTAACATAGACCAATACCCAGAAGAAATAGAAGAAGCTATTGAACAACTAGAAAATTCTTTAAAAACAGGAATTCCATTAAATGAAGATGATATCCAACGTTATAGTCCGGATGTTATTTATTAAAACTGATAACTCTTTGTTTTTAGAAAGAGTTGAAGAGATTTTAAACAAAGGAATGAGTGAATGGCTAGAAAGAAATATGGTAATCAGCTTCCTACACAATCAGTCATCCTGCCTTACGTTAAGAAAAGGTCTCTCAGTAAGGAAGCTATAGAAATTTATGAGAAAACAGGATTAAGCAGCTATATCTGGCAAAAGAAATTGCTAGAGGCTATGATGGCTGTTGATAAAAAAGGACTATGGGTCCATCAGAAGTTCGGATATTCCATTCCACGACGGAACGGAAAATCCGAACTTCTTTATATGCTTGAACTTTGGGGGTTACACCAAGGTTTGAACATATTACACACGGCTCATCGAATTAGTACCTCACACTCTTCTTTTGAGAAAGTCAAACGGTATTTAGAAAAGATGGGTTACGTTGATGGTGAAGACTTCACATCTATTCGCGCCAAAGGTCAAGAACGAATCGCTCTAACTAATACAGAAGGAGTGCTGCAGTTTAGAACTCGTACATCGAACGGTGGGCTTGGTGAAGGATTCGACATCATGATCATAGACGAGGCTCAAGAATATACAACTGAGCAAGAGTCAGCGTTGAAATATACAGTTACCGACAGTGATAATCCAATCACTGTTATGTGTGGTACTCCACCAACTCCAGTATCGAGTGGTACTGTGTTCAGCAAATTCCGTGAAACGTGTCTATTTGGTCGTGGTAAGTATTCCGGATGGGCAGAATGGTCTGTGTCTACTGAAAAAGAGATATCAGACATTGAAGCCTGGTACAATTCTAACCCTTCAATGGGTTATCACTTAGACGAACGTAAGATTGAAGCCGAACTAGGTGACGATAAGCTAGACCACAACATACAGCGTCTTGGGTTCTGGCCTACATACAATCAAAAATCAGCAATCTCAGAAGCTGAGTGGGAGGCGCTTAGACTTGATGAAGTACCTAAATTCAAAGGCCCTATGTTCGTTGGAATTAAGTACGGGCAAGATGGTACTAACGTAGCCTTGAGTATTGCTATTAGGACAGATTTCGATGATATCTTCGTTGAAACTGTTGATTGTCAATCTGTTCGAAATGGTAATGGATGGATAGTTGATTTCTTAAGGAAAGCTAAACTATCTCAAATCGCTATAGATGGTGCTAGTGGGCAGAAAGTTCTCGATGATGAATTGAGAGAATTTCGAATAAGGAATGTAGTGCTGCCTACTGTTAAAGAAATTATCGTAGCAAACGCTATGTTTGAGCAAGGTGTGTATCAGAAGACCATTTGTCACTCAGGGCAACCATCACTATCTAAGGTTGTAACTAACTGTGACAAACGTAATATTGGTTCAAATGGTGGATTTGGATATCGTTCACACTTCGATGATGTAGATATCAGTCTTATGGATAGCGCATTGTTAGCGCATTGGCTTTGTGCAACATCTAAGCCAAAGAAAAAACAAAAAATCAGTTATTAAACTAAAGGTCACTGCTTATGTAGTGGCTTTTTTTAATAAAAAATTACTGTACGCGCAGGTTAACGCGGAGAAAGGAGGCAGTAACATGCCTGAATTTAAAACGATTGAAACACAAGAAGAACTAGACCGAATCATTGGTGAACGACTCGCTCGTCAGAAAGAGAAGTATGCCGGATTAGAGAAACTAGAATCTCGTGTGAAGGAATTGGAAACAACGAACGCTGAGTTACTAGCAACAATCGACAGCAACAGCAAACTACTAGCTGAGAAAGATGAATTTATTAGCGCTAAAGAGTCTGAACTAGCAGAAGTTAACCAAGTTGTTGAGAAGTTCAAAGGAACACAGCTTCGTACTCAAATTGCATTGCGCAACGGTCTTCCGTATGAGTTGGTAGACAGATTACAAGGTAGCGACGAAGAGAGCTTGCAAGCCGATGCGGAACGTTTATCTGCATTTATCAAACCAAAACCAGTCGCTCCATTGAAAGATGTTGAACCAGTCGTAGGCGATGGTAGAACAACAGCAATGCGACAAATGTTACAAGAATTAAATCAATAATCAAAAAGAAAAGAGGAAAATATATGACAACATTGCAAGCAGGAACATTATTTAAACCAGAATTAGTTAAAGAACTATTTTCTAAAGTACAAGGTAAATCAGTATTAGCTAAATTATCACAACAACAACCAATTCCATTTAATGGAATTGAGCAAATGGTATTCAATTTGGAAGGTAACGCTCAAATCGTAGGTGAAGGTAAAAAGAAAGAAGCTGGAGAAGCGAAATTTGATCCTGTAGTCATCAAGCCTTTGAAATTCGTTTATCAAGCTCGTATTACAGACGAATTCTTACGTTCTTCTGAAGAAAAACAACTTGATTACTTAGCAGCATTCGCAGACGGATTTGCTAAGAAAATTGCCCAATCATTCGATATTGCAGCAATTCACGGATTAGAACCTAAAACAATGACAGACGCAACTTTCCGCGACACAAACTCATTTGATGGATTAGTTAAGAGCAACGTAGTTACTTACGCTGAAGGAACTTTCGACGACAACATCGACGCTGCAGTTCAAACAGTAGTAGCTAATGGAAGTGATGTTACAGGTATTGCTTTATCTCCAACAGGTGGACAAGCATTAGCTAAAATCAAAGTTAATGGTGTTACTCAATACCCTGAATTCCGATTTGGACAAAATCCTAATTCATTCTATGGAATGGCTTCTGACATTAGCAAAAACTTAACAGTGACTGGTGGAACTGCTGAGACAGACCACGCAATCGTTGGTGACTTTGCTAACCGCTTCAAATGGGGATATGCGGATAATATTCCATTAGAAATTATTCAATATGGTGATCCAGACGGTACTGGACGTGACTTAAAACAATATAACGAAATCTGCTTACGTTCAGAAGCGTATATCGGATGGGGAATCCTAGACGAAAAAGCATTTGCTCGTGTTAAAGCGTAGGTCGTGCTTATGAAGTATATAAATGTGGATACTGGTGTAATTGTTGAGTCAGATAGCGTACTGTCTGGCTCATGGGAACCAGTGGAAGAAAAGAAAACTAAAGCTAAACCGAAGAAAGAAGCAAAGGATGATGAATAATGGACTCGTTTGCGACTTTAGACGATTTACAGCGACTCTGGAAGAGACTGCAGCCGTCTGAGATTGATAGAGCGAATGCACTTCTTGCCACTGTATCTGACATGCTGAGGGAAGAGGCTCGTCGCTATGGGAAAGATTTAGATAACATGGTTGTAGAGCGTTCTAGTTATGAGAACGTGGTTAAGTCTGTGGTAGTTGATATTGTAGCTCGTACATTAATGACTTCTACAGAACAAGAGCCGATGACTCAATTCAGCCAAAGCGCTCTAGGATACTCAGTGAGTGGCTCGTATCTCGTTCCTGGTGGTGGTATCTTCATTAAGAATGCAGAATTGAAACGATTAGGCTTCACTAAGCAACGGATTGGAGTGATAGAATTCTATGATTAAAGGAATTACTGTCACATTAGTAGATCGTGTTAAAACTGGTGAGGATGAAATGGGTGCTGCAACATACGATGATGTAGAAATCCAAGTAGAGAATGTCCTAGTATCTCCTACTGAGGCTACGGATGTTATTAACCAGGTTCAACTTTATGGAAAAAAAGCAGTGTACACGCTCGGTATTCCTAAAGGTGACACACACAACTGGGAAGATAGGGAAGTTAAATTCTTTGGGAAAACGTTTCGAACATTCGGACCAGTTGTTGAAGGAATTGAATCCATGGTACCAACTGCCTGGCACAAGAAAGTGACGGTGGAACGATATGAGTAGCTCGTTTAAATTCAAACTAAACACTAAAGGTGTTGGAGCTTTCTTAAAATCTGAGCCTGTTCGGAAGATGATTAGTGAACGAGCCAACGAGATTGCTAGTCGAGCAGGAACCGGATATGAGGCAGACACTCAAATCGGTCAGAAACGTGCCACAGGACGAGTTAAAGCTGCTACAGCTAAAGCTAAAAAGGATAATAAGAAAAACAATACATTATTGAAGGCGGTGAGAGGTTGATAGAGATTGAAATTAGAAAATTCATGACAAGCAAGTTGGAATGCCCAGTTGTATTCGAACTTTCACCTAAGATGCCAGATAAATTTGTATTAATTCAAAAAACAGGTGGCTCTAAGCGCAATAAATTATTAGCCTCTACATTTGCTTTCCAATCTTACGGAAAGTCGATGTATGAGGCTTCTTTGTTGAATGAGACTGTAAAAGAGATAGTTGAACAGTTAGTCGAATTAAACGACGTATCTGATGTTAGCTTAAACAGCGATTACAACTATACAGATACAGAATCAAAAAAATACAGATATCAAGCAGTGTTTGATATCAGACATTATTAGAAATGAGGGAAAAATATGGCAGAAAAAAACAACGCGAGCAACGTAACCGCAGCTAAGCCTAAGATTGGTGGAGCTATTTATATGGCACCAACAGGTACAGAATTACCTACTGACGCAGAAACAGCGTTAAATGCTGCATTCGTAAACTTAGGTTTCGTATCGGAAGACGGCTTAGAAAATGCTAACAGTGCATCGTCTGAAAACGTTAAGGAATGGGGCGGTGCAATCGTAAACACAACGTTGAAAGAAAAAGAGGACAAATTCAAGTTCACTTTAATTGAAGCATTAAACTTACACGTATTGAAATTAATTTACGGTGAAAAGAACGTAACTGGAACTTTAGAAGCAGGAATCACTGTTAAAGCTAAAGCTGAAGATTACGAAGAAAAATCATTTGTAGTGGATATGGTACTAAAATCAGGAGTTATTAAACGTATGGTACTTCCGCTTGCTAAAGTATCAGAAGTAGGTGACGTTAAGTATGCTGGTGGAGAAAACATCGGTTACGAAACTACTTTATCAGCGTTCCCTGATGGTGACGGAGCCACTCATTACGAATACATTAAGAAAGTAGGTTAATTATGATTAAAGGGAAAACATCTTCCGGATTTAAATTCCAAATCAATGAAAGCACAATTAACGATGACTATGAGTTATTAGAACTACTTGTAGAATTAGAAGAGAATCCTCTTCTGATTTCTAAGGTCGTTCGAAAAGTTCTAGGCCCTTCTGCAGCGGCTGCATTAAAAGATCATGTACGAGATGAAAATGGATGTGTATCCATTCAGAAAATGAATGATGAAATTACTGAGATTTTCACACAGGCTAAAGCTTTAAAAAAATAATGGCCCTTGCAAGAATGATTGTGACTGATGAAGATGCTTTAATTTGCGATTTAGCAGAAACTTATCATATCTATGACTATCGACGGCTACCAGTTTTAACGGTGGCCGTTTTTTCTTTAGGTTTAAGACCAAACTCAAGAATTAAGATGATCATGTCTGGAAATAGAATCACGTTAGAAGAGTCGTTACTAGCTTGTGCCGTGGATAGATTAAGCATACTAGCATGGCAGAAGACGAAAGATGGTTCAAAAGGCACTAATATGCCTCAATCGATTTTAGAAAAATTACTAGGTATAGATGAGCGCAAATCAGAGTCAGATACTCAGACATTTAGTTCGGGCGAGGAGTTCTTAAAAGAAAGAAATAGATTATTAGGGAAGGAGGAAACTTAATGGCAACAGAATTAGGTACTGCTTATGTTCAGATAATCCCATCGGCTGACGGAATCAAAGGCATGATTGAGAAGGCTATGGGAACCGAAGTAGTCGGTGCCGGAGATAAAGCTGGACAAGGTTTTATGAAAAGTTTTGCTGGTACAGTCACTAAGATGAT